CGCAGTATCGCGTGATGTAGTCTGACGTCTCCCGCCGCTCAGGAAATGCGAGCACGCATTCTCCCTCGCAGCGAATCGTCTTTTTCCCGGCTGCCTGCCAGAATGGGCAGATATACTCCCTGTGCCAGTAGTCGCTCGTCCCTATCACCCTTTCGTTTTAAAACCTTACGCATATACAAGGCTTAATTTAAGCGGCTCCCGTTCCGCTTGTGCTCTGATCTTGGATCGACTACATACTTATAATATTGATACCCGTACTTTGTCGTCCGGGCCTCTACGAGGATGTAACCTCGCGGGGCGACGGGCGGATGCTTAAGGCTGTACTCGCGCACGGCCTCGGTCGCAGGTTCCGGCTCTGGGCGGATACAATTTCGCGTCGCCTTGTACCGGTGGCCGCCGAATTCCTTTTTCCAGTGGCCGTGCAGGTAGTCGGCCAGCGCCTTATAATCCCGGCCGTGGTCGACTTTGTTTCCATTTTCGTCCATGTAGTAGTTGTGTTCCCGTAAGTGCCGAACCTCGATCACGCTGCCGAGGCCCCAGATCCTGCCGATCTCATCCTCCGGAATGCCGTCCGAGATCATGTGCAGATGGAACCGGCTTGTCGACTTGCCCTGCCCGTAGACAATCACGATCTTGGCGTTTGGGTATTTATATAGTAGGCGGCGATAGAATCTGTTCCGAATCTGCCGCATTTCGGCAGCAGTATGTACCTCGTTCTCGGCGTCGAGCGTCAGCGTGGAATACAGGCTGGTCGGGCCGAAGTTGGCATTGACGAGCGCTTCCAGCTTCCCCTCGGAGATTTTCCGGTTGAATTCGTCCTGCTCTTCCCGCGTCTGGAACCGCGGCTTCTTCGGCCGGCTGGTCTTCAGATCCGCGCCATCGGACACGGTATAAACGATCTGCGTACATACCGCCCCTGTAAACAGGCGGCGCTTGTGTCTCTTCACCATAGTCTTAGTTCCTCCCATCTCTGCCCGCTCAAAGCGTGGCCGGAAATTCCGGCCACAGTTTCAACGGTCAGTTCGTGTATCCGCATGCCTTGCATGTGCATACGTCTGTCTCAGCGTCCCATTCGCAATCTGATGCCCCGCATTTCGGGCAGTGCCCCCACGCACCTCGCGCTCCTTTGGGGTCTGGCCCCGGCCCATTCAGCTTTGCATACCACAGATCCCCCTTCTTGCCCGGGTCTTCCCAATGTGCGGTGTGCTCACGATTATCCCCGCGTTCCTCTCTTGCCTTCTCGATCCGCATTTCCAGCCGTGCGAGCTTTTGCTTTCTGGCGTACTGTACCTCTGCCGCTACACCGAACGCCCACATCATTTCATCCAGCACGATCTGCACGTCCGCGATCTCCTCGGCGATCTCGTCATAGTTGTCAATCAGTCCGTCTCCAAGCCCGCCGCGTCCCGCAAACGTCACCCGCTGCGCCTTGCACAGCTCCTTTGTCAGCTCTGCCATTTCTTCTATAGCAACCGCAATCTGCAAATCATAGCCAAATGTCTCAATCGCAGACCAATAGATGTTTTTTGTGTCTGTCATTCCTGCGCCGCCTCCAGTTCCTTTCATGATCCCTTCCATTTTGATACTCCCTTCAAATTGTGATGATCTCCCGCCTCGACTGGCGGGTGAATTTTCGTTCCGGGCAGAAGCGGCACTCGGTGCAGCTCCAGGCGCCGCGGTAGTTATTGCGCGTCGGGCAGAAGGCGTTGTAGCAGATCCCGGAGCCTGCCCACTGCGGGCCGCGGCCGATTTTTTTCTTCTTCGGTTCGGCTTTTGGCTTTTTGGCTGGATCCTTCTTGGTGACGAGCGTGGCCGCGCGTTCTTTCCGGAAGCAGCCGCAGCTTTTTGCATGCCCGTTCCGGAGGTATTTTCCGTCCTTGCTGCAGACGGTCCCGCATTTACACCGGCAGATCCAGTGTGCCGTGTCTCCTTTTTTGCCGGTATCCCGCCCGATGACGTGCAAATATCCAAAATCCATGCCCGTCAGATCGACTACGTGTGACATTTTCATTCTCCTTTCGTCAGGGGCCGGTCTCCCGGCCCCTATGCAGAGCGGACTTGCACCGCCTGCGCCTGCGCGTCCCCCTGTCGCCGCAGACGAGCTGCCCTTGTCTGCTCAGGCAGCTTCACATAAGGAGGTAACACGATGCCGCCGGGCGATCCCGACACCCGGCGTGGGGTAACGTTGACGGTTTCCATCCGCGCGCACGTTCCATACGCGCTTTTTATCCCCGGCCCGCGGGCTTGAGGTTTCGCGGGCCGGGTGCAGAGCCGGGGTGATCCTCCCGCAGCCGTCTCATGGCGGAGCGGCCGCGGCCAAAGTCCGAAAAAATATGTATCCCGGCTGATTGCTGGTCTTAGGCCTCGGGCTGGCTGATGTCCTTGTGCCGCAGCCCGTCGGCGTTCTCGGTCAGCGGCAGCGCCTGCCGCCGCGCGTGCTCATCCGGGTTCCAGCCGCACCGCGCGCAAAGAACCGGCGCGAGCTTTGCATACGGACAGGCATTGCCCTGCTTCGGCAGCCCGCATGCCTCGCGCGGGCTGCTCTCGTTTTTTTCTTCCGGCATGTTTAAATCTCCTGTATGTCGGTCCCAAATTTTGACCGCATGAATTTGCGGTTGCGCAGATACTCCTTTGTCCGCGTCGGCTTGGACTTCACATCTTCGACGACGAGCTTGCCGCCGAATTTGTACGAAAAGTCCGCCGTGTACCGCACTGCGCGGATGCGCTCGCCGGCCTCGGTGATGTAGCTCTCCTGCAAGGTGAACTGCGGCTGCAGCCGCAGGTCGGAGATGATCCCGGCCCGCAGCATGACCATCAGCTCGTCATACCGCCGCGCCTCCTTCTGGCTGTCAAAGCGCAGCTCGCCGCGTTCGGCGGGCGTGCTGTGATACTTTGAGGCCTTCTTCGGCGCCGCGGCAGCCCCCGGCATCTGCTGCCGTGCATAAAGCTCCCGCATCCTCGGCGGCATGTCCGCCATGGATTCAAACCGCAGCCCGCTCATTCGGTCGCGCCCTTCTTCTCGCCCCGACTACAATAGTCATCTAAATCTGCTTCCTCGTACTTGTCGCACTTATAGACTTCCATTACCCGTCTAAGACATTCATCCTCTGAGAACCGTTCTGCCTTGTGCTTCAAGCACCGATACGGATAAACGTAGTTCTTTCTGTATTCCAGATTTTTGCATGTAAAACAGCAATCCCGCATCAGCTTTCCTCCTTTTGCGCTCCCACGAGCAAACCGCAGTCCGCTCATTCTGTAACTCCGTTTGTTTGCAGTTCTCCGGCGGTGCATCCAAAATCTGCGTGATGATACTCGCCAACTGTTCTGCAGCACGCATATCCCTCGCACCACGCTGCATACTTACTGTACCTGCAGTCCTTGCACCGCACCACCTCCGCAACGTCGGCGGCGGGCATTTCCCGAATTTCGGCATATGCGCGTTCCAACCGTGTTAGTGCCGTCATGCTTCCACCGCGTTCTGCTTTCCGTAACGCAAATAGCGCATCCTCGCGCCGGATATAATCAGCCATCCTTCTTGCCCTCCTCTACACGCGACTTAAGCCATTCTTTGATTTGCATCGCGCAGGAGCAGCAAAGCTCAATATCAGGTGATTTCTCATGGAACGCGCTTCTTACGTTTACATACGTCGCAGAGCTTGTGGGGTTTATCTCCGCCCCGCAGCGGTCACATATTCGTTTCGTTGCCATCCTTCTTGCCCTCCAATCTGTTCAAAGTAAAACTTGATCGGTTTCTCGTGCTCGATAACGTTGCCGTAGGCAACTCCCACCTTGTAGATGTAGTTCTCCCTGAGTTTGCGCGGGATCTCCTCGATATAGCGCCGGAATGTCTCCATCGTGTTTGCCCGCTTGTAGTGGTTGCACATCCGGCAGGCAGGCATGAGGTTTGAAATGTCATCTGTTCCGGCTTCTTCAATGCCCCACGGTCGCAGCGGCAGAAAGTGATCGACTTGCATATCCTTGATGTCGATAGCCCGTCCACAATAAGCACAGTGGCCGTCATACTTCGCATAGACCGCTTCCCGTTTTTTCTTACTGAAGCTCATCCCTTGCCCTCCATTTCCTGAATCGCCCGCTCGGCCTCTTCGCGGGTTAAAAATACGGTTTTGCCAAACTCCGAAACGAAAATATAGGCGTTGCATATGCCGCCGCTCCCT